CCCCTTTGGAACCTGTAAAACCTGTTGGACCTCCTGATCCTGTATAACCTATACGTCCTAGGCCGACACGAACACTAGCGTTTTGAATTACTGGCATATTGCGATACTTATTTCCCTCATATTTTTATTTTAATGTCCAAGCATTGACATTTTTTTAATATTCTGTTATAGTATATTTATAAATAAACTGTAGTGAGTTGATAATTTAAATAAATGATTTCTATTGCATTTTTAGATATAATTGGTCTTCCGTATGACGGAGATACATTAAAGAAAAGAGGCCTTGGTGGTAGCGAGTCTGCGACTATCTTGATGGCCAAAGAACTAACAAAGTTAGGTTTCAAAGTAACTATTTTCAACAACTGTAATAAAGACTCAAAACTCGCAAGAGAAGGCACTTATGATGGTGTACAATATTTTGACAATACTATTTTAGATTATAAAAGTGATTTCAAATTTGATATTGTAATTTCATTAAGAACTATAATTCCTTTCATAACACCTAACTTATATAAACAGTTTGAAGGATATAATCCTCAAAGATATTCAGCAATCACAGCTAATGCTAGACATAAAGCAGTTTGGATGCATGACACATTTGCAAACGGCGATCTTATATTAGAAGACCTTTTAATACAAGGGCATATAGATGAAGTATTTACTTTATCAGATTTTCATTCAACTTATGTGATGAATTGTGACCATGGTAAAAGAAGAAACATGGAAGTATTAAAACATAAATTTTTTCAAACTAGAAATGGAATAGTAACTTATAAAAATGATGTTGATATAAGAAAGAAAGACCCACACTTATATGTTTTCAATGCAGCTTTCACAAAAGGTATGGCACCTTTAGTTAACGATATATGGCCAAAAATAAAAGAAAAAATACCTGAAGCTAAACTAATATGTATTGGTGGTTTTTATGTTTTTCCAGGACAAGAGTTAGACGCTCAAGGAAAAGAATGGACTAAAATGTCAAATGATCCTAAAAATAAAAATTTAGGTATAGAATTTACAGGTGTTATAAAACAATCTGAAATAGCAGATATATTAGAAAGAGCAAGTTATAAATTATTTCCAGGTGCTTTTCCTGAAACATTTGGTATATCATCTTTAGAAGCAATAGCATATAACACTCCTTTAATCACTACACGTTTTGGTGCTTTAGAAGAAACAGCAGTAAACGAAGCTTGTTACTTAATAGATTATGCAATAGAACCTAATGGTTTATTTCCATGGATACCAAAAAATAAACAAGTAGATAAATTTGTCAACACTGTATTAATGGCTCATCATAATAGATATTTACATCAACAAAAACAATATGCTTGTAATCAAATTAAAGGTATTGTAGGTTGGGACTCTGTAGCCTTACAATGGAAACAACATCTATATAGACAATTAGGAAATTACTTATCAAAAGAAGAATATAGAAAAGTATGTCATATAAATTCTAGAGTTAGAAAAGTTTTTGGTAGAAGATTTACTAATATAGAAGAAAATTATTTACCAAGAAAAGTAGAACAAAAGATAGTTATAATATCTCCTACTTACAACTCTGAAAAATATATTAGCAACTGTATTGAATCAGTTGTCTCACAAGATTATGATAACTATGAAATGATTGTAATTGATGACGCCTCTACAGATAATACTTACAACATTGCCAAACAATGGGAAAGTGATAAAATAAAAGTGATTCGTAATGAAGAAAATAAAGGCGCTGTTAGAAATCAAATAGAGTCTATAAGAAAATATTGTAAAGAAGATGACATTGTTATGTTTTTAGATGGTGATGATTCTTTTATAAATGATAATGAGATACTTCACTTTTACAATAATCTTTATGACGGCACTACAGAATTTACCTATGGGTCTTGTTACTCAATGGTTGATAGAATACCTTTGATAGCACAAAACTATCCAGAGGAAATAAAACAAAAGAAAGAATATAGAAAATACAAATTTAATTGGAACATGCCATACACACATTTGAGAACATTTAAAGCAGGACTTTTAAATGATATTGATGACAGTAATTTCCAAGACGAAAACAAAAACTGGTACAAAGCTGGCGGAGACGGTTCTATATTTTATTCACTCATAGAACAAGCTGATCCAGATAAGGTAAAAGTTGTATCAGATATAATATATAATTATAATGATATAAATCCTTTAAACGATTATAAAATTAACGGAGACGAACAAACCAAAAATGCGAATAGGATAATGAAACAATGAAAAAAGTATTAATAGCAATACCAACAAACAAGTATATAGAACCAGAAACATACAAAGCGATATATGATCTTACAATACCAGAAGGATACAAAGTTGAATTTCAATTCTTTTTTGGTTATCAAGTAGATCAAATTAGAAATCTAATTGCTAAATGGGGAGAACATTATGATTATTTGTTTTCAGTAGATAGTGATATATCTTTTGATAAAGATACACTAGTTAAAATGTTAGCACATGATGTAGATATTGTATCAGGTCTTTATATTCAAAGAATACCAGGAACACACTCATTAGAAATTTATGAAGCTTCTAATAACGGTGGTTCTAGACGTATTCCTTGGGTAAAAGTTAAAGATACTCCGTTTTTAGAAATAGTTGGTTGTGGTATGGGTTGTGCCCTTATTAAAGGAAAAGTATTTAGAGAAGTTGGTTATCCTCAATACACATATCATTCAGCACTTGATCATAATAATACATTATCTGAAGATGTTGACTTTTGTAGAAAAGCAAGAGCAAAAGGTTTTAAAATATGGGCAGATACTACAATACGTTGTAGACACACAGGTAACAGTACATTTGAAGTAGGACAAATTATGGATAATCGTAATATGTTTGAAGAAAAACCACCTATTGAAAAAACTTATGTTCAAGAAGTTGAAGGCAAAGGTGAAAAAGATACTAGATTTATTGATAAGACTGCAAAAGATGTTAGTAGAGTTTATCCAGGTATTGATCCTAAAACTGGAAAATATTCACTAGAAGTAAATGAAGGAGAAAAATTTACTGGTGATAGTGTAGAATATACTTCATTAGCAGAAGCAGTACAAAGATTAAAAAATCCTATTGGTCAAAGTATGGAGATTGGTGTTAGATTAGGTCTAGGAAGTAAAACTATTATAGACGCATACAGACATTATCATCCTAATACTAGTCTTGTTCATTTAGGTGTTGATCCATATGGTAATATTGACTATGCAGCTTCTGATAGTGTATTAGCCAGAAAATTTAACTATGATAATTTAATGAGAAAAACTACGCTAATAAATTTTGCTGAAGATTATCCAGAGTTTCATCTTGTAAATCTAGAAGATTCAGAATTTATGAATAGTTTTGCTAATGGTTATCCTGTCTATGATGAATATAAAAGAATGATAGACAAATATGAAATGATACACTTTGACGGTCCACATGATACAAAAAGTGTTTTAAAAGAAGCAGTATTCTTTAATCAAAGAAAAGCAGATCAAACTGTATGGGTTTTTGACGATATAAGTGGTTTAAATTGGGCTACTCTAGAAAGCTTTATGACTAAAGCACAGTTTAAACTTGTTAACAAAGGTATGAACAAAGCAGTATTTGAATATCTTGCTTAAAAAGATTTGACTACAGATGGAGTTACGATAACAATACCCTCTAATAAACGAGTAACAGTACTATCAGCGTGAGTAGCTACAACATCAAATACGTGACGACCTGCCTTTAAAGCTTTTGTTTGATCGGCAGTTAAACTTATAGTTACCACACCCTCTGTAGGATTTGTTACTGTACAAGTAAATGATGTTCTAGGATATGTAGAGGAATAACCTTTAGACATTTTAGCAACCATCGTAAATCCAGTAAGATCAAAATCTGTACCATCGGTATTAGTGACTTCTAAATCGTATGTAAAATTGGACCCTTGGTCTATCGTTAAGTTTGCTATTCCAGCCATACAGTTATTTATATTCGGAAAGTTGCCATTTTAGATAAAATATTATATACTATATAGTATATAACAATGGCCTAAAAGTGTAGTGGGAAAGTGACGTGAAATTCGTCCAGATTACTTGATACGGTTATACTCCGAATGCCACCTAGGCCATACAACGAGCAAGGAAACTCAACATGATAAGATTAATTCTTATATTAATCTTGGTATGGGCTAATGTTGCCTATTCCAAGGAAGATGATTGTAAATGGGATGACGATATTCCTTGTCTTACAATATATCCAAACATAAACAACTCAAACGCATTAGGTGATAAGATAACACCTACACTTACAATTAAAAAATCTGAAATTCAAAAGTATAATCTAATTGATTTACCTAAAGTATTAAACTATGTTCAAGGTTTAGACATAACTCAATCAGGTCCTACAGGTCAACAATCATCGGTGTTTTTAAGAGGCACTAATTCTAATCATACATTAGTATTATTAAATGGAATATCAATCAATGATTACTCTACACCTACAGGCGCCCACGATGTTGGTCAAGACTTTATGTTTAATGTTGTACAAATAGATGTATACAAAGGGTCACAAGGTGCTCATTGGGGAGCAGACGCTGTTGGTGGTGCAATTAATTTTAGAACAACTGTAGATTATGATAAAAAATTAAGTATTGGTGGTAATGGTAATGATAAAACTATTAGTGGTAATTACTATACTAAATTAAATGACTTTGATATATCTTTTTCAGCTGGCGAACATAAGTCGCAAAACGTTTCTGTTTTATCAGGAGCTGACGAAAAAGATGGAACAAATAATAAAACAATAGGTGTTAACGTAAGTAAATGGTATGATCAAATACATTGGCGAACATCTTGGTTTGCAAGAAACACTTTCTCTGATATAGATGGTCATAGTGTTTCCATACAAGACGGTAAATGGGCAGATAATACTTTCTTTGCCTTACAAACAGGTGTTGATTATTTAAATAATAGTTTAACTTTTCATACACATGAATATGATAGAGACTATGACGACTCTCATTATGAAAGTGAAAACTATACAATAAGAGGAACACATCAAAAAGAAAAATATGGTTTTGGCTTTGATTATAAACATAATGAATCTTTAGCAAGTCAACATCATAATCTAGGATACTTCTTTAATTTTTCACACAATATATTTTCATATCATCATAGGTTTGATGAAGAACACGAAACATATAAATTAGGTTTCTTTAAAGAGGTAGAAGATGGTTTAAGTATAAGTGGTAGTACATCAACAAGTTATAAAGATAAGACAACATGGACTGCTATTGAATATGGAGAATCACAAGAGTTAACATTAACTAAAAATAATTTTGCAACAACTATATTTAAAAATGATATTGGTGATTTAAATACTGACGGTATAGAGTTTAGTTATAATCAAGAAAATTCTAAATTTTTTATTAGTCATTTAAATAGTAAAAAGATTGATGTAGTACAATTAAGAAGACCTAATTGGTCTGTTGGATTTATGAATACAAAAGATTTAAAAAATAACTTTTCTATAACTACTAATTACAAATATAAAGGCAGACATTTAGATGTGCATAATTCTAATTGGTCAACTATAACAATGCCTGAAACACATTTGTTAGATTTAAATCTTGGATATAATTATTATGGTATAGACTTTGGTGTTAGTTTGTTAAATCTATTTGATGAAAATTATGAATCACCTCATGGGTTTAGTCAAGAAGGAAGAAAATTTACTTTAGGTTTTAATAAATCTTTTTAAGATTGTACATGTAAAGAATTAACTTTTTTCTTTCTAGGGTGATCAATTCCTATAGACTTTCTATTTTCATTAAGTTTATCAGATTTGTATCTTTCTATTTTGTCAATACAATGTTGTTGAAACTGATAACCTAATTGGTTTCCTAATTCATAAAGTTTTATAAATCTTTGAAATCTTATATCAAAATCGGAGTTTTGATTTTTCCATTTGAAGCCAAATTCTCCACCAAACAATTCTCTATGTTCAAAATCTAAAGGTGTATTTTCAAAAGTCATCATAACGTGGTGAGATACACTGATTAAATGTGAATACTTTGCATAGTCTCTTAATAGTTGCATAGTATCTTCAAACATTTCTTCCGTTTCCGTAGGATATCCTACAATCAGTAAGAACTTCATTTTAATTTTTCTTTCTCCTAAATTGGTAACAAAGTATTTTATATCATCATTAGTAAACTTTTTTTTCATATGATTTCTAACACTTTCATTACCTGATTCTATACCCATTTCCAAACCATTACAACCAGAGTTTGCCAAATTATCAAAATCTTCTTGCGAAAAAGTCTTTTCAGCTCTGACAATAAACTGTCCTTCCCATTTTACCTTTTTCTTTTTTATAGATAATTCGTAAACCATATCTCTAAAATGTTTCATTGAACCATTAACCAATGAATCGGAAAATGCTATCTTTTCAGATTTAGTATGTTCAGCAACACTATGTATTTCGTCAGCAATTTTTTTACCTGATTTCCATCTAAATTTTGGCCAGATACTTGCAACATCACAGAAAGTACAATTTCTAACACAACCTCTAGAACCAGATATTATAAATCTGCCATATTTGTGTTCTTTTATTACGTCTGAATAATCTGGTGGTGGCAAATCTTCTATGTTTTCTATCTGTTTTGGTAGTCTTCCGTTAATACCAGGATAATCAAAATTTCCTTTTAAAAATTCTTGTACAGCATATTCTCCTTCTCCTACTATAAAATTTTTAGAAGGCCATTTTATATCAACACCTGATCCTCCGTAAAAAGCATTATCATATTTTTCTCCTAATTTTAAACCATCTTCTTTTTGCATAAAAGAAAATACAGATATACCTAACCATCTAAATTTATATTTTGCAATTTCTTTGTGTATATTTTCTAAAGTATCTAATTGATTACCATCTATAACTTTAATTTTAAATCCTAATGGTTCTAAATATCCTTTTAAAAAAGAAGGACCAGGTGCAGGTTTACCCTTATCCATTCCTGGCAGTGATGTAATAACGGCGTCATATAATGTATTATCCATTAATAAGGTAGTCCTCCAACAATATGAGTACGATCTTCTTTTGAACAATTTAGTGCTGTATGTTTTTTTCTAGTGTCTATTACATACGCCTCTCCTGTGGCTGGTATGTGTATTCTATCATTATCTAGTAATAAGAAACAGTGTTCATTTGTTACTATTGGTATATGTAATCTTTGTGTCAAGTCATTATGCCAAAGATAACATGCTTTAGGTTTCATTCTCATCAATCTTGTTCTAGTAAGTTTGTGTTCTTCCATTATACTATTAATATAAGGTATATCAAATAAAGGAACAGTATATGTGTGTTCTACTTTATCTACGTCATAACCTTTACCAGCTCCTTCTTCAGGATCCATGTCTTTAGAATAACCTTGTAGATATAATTGTTTATTATAATCTGGTAAAGTTTCTAACTCTTTTTTAATCTTTTCTAAATCGTACTGGTAAGTCTTCATAAACTCATTCTTTTTTTAGATAATCTTAACTTATCTTTCATTTTTAGTTTTAATTTTTTTAATGTACGTAAATCTGTCCAACTTCTTGAACCACGTCTAGTTTCTCTTTTTACTTCAGCTTCTTTAACTTGCTTTTTTAAATCTTTGTGTTTTGCTTTTATAGTCATATAGCCTCCATGTTATATAACTATTTATAAGTGTTATAAATATGTACAACATTGACAAATTAATCAAAAAATGTTATAATAATATATGACTAGATTAAACGTAATAGTGACTTCTAAACCAGGCGATGGTTTAATGCATTATAGTTTTGAACAAGTACAATATCTAAACGATTTAGGTATTAATGCAAAACTTATAATCATACCTCACTACAGATTTACCAAAGAAACTTATATAGAGGCCTTAACAGAAAAGTATATACATATGAAAAATGTATATTTTGATTATGAAGAAGCTGATGTAAATTTAATTATGGGTAGAAGTATGTTAACTTTGGCATATAAAAGTATTAGAGACTATGATAAAGATACACAATTGACTTTACGTTTGTTATTTAAGAAACCTCTTATATCAGTATATTCAGAAAACCACCCTAAAGAATATCCTTTAGCACTAGAATTTTTTAAACCAGAAAAAGTAATTGACTTATGCGATCACGAGGTATATGTTAATGGTATAGGTAGACAATTTGAAAAGATTATTAATTACAGTGTATATAAACCTATAGTTAAAGACGTTAAGTTTAAGTATCTATTTTTAGGTACAAACGAAAGTTATTATACTGAACTAAAAAAACATATTCACAAATACCAAAATCATGGTATCTTGGCATACAAAGATAAGTACATAGACCATAATTTAAATCATGTATTTGTACCTGTAAAAAATTTATTAGGTATGTTTGACACTTACGTTTATACTAAACACACATTTGATCCGGCACCAAGATTAATGCAGGAGTGTCGTTTTTTTGGAATGAATTTTATATATGCAAGAGATAAAAATATTAAAGACGCAGGACCTGTTTATTATAAAAGGCCAGCAAACTGTTTAACGGACCCGATAAATAAAAGTAATATAAATACACTTATAGAAGCTATAAATCAATTATAATGTCATATTTTAAAAAAAGATTACACGCACTGAATTTGGATTTATCTCATAGATGTCCTTTAGAATGTCCTAATTGTCAAAGACAAACGGCCTTTACAAATAAAGGCTTAATACCACATGGGCGTGATCTAACATTGCATGAAATAGATATGATAACAGATCATTTTAAATCAGTTGGCTTTTGTGGACAATTATCGGATCCTGTACATCACCCTAGATTTAATGAAATACTAGAACTATTTAATAAAAAAAATATTGGAGCTACAGTTCACAGCGCAGCCACGGCTAAACCTATATCATGGTTTATTAAATCATTTAAAGCAAATCCAAATGCAAGGTGGGTATTTGCCTGTGACGGCTTACCGAAAGATAGTCATAAGTATAGAAAAAATCAAGACGGAGAAAAGATGTTTGAGATAATGAAAATAGCAAAACAACATTTAAATACCACACCACAATGGCAATACATAATATTTAATTACAATGAAAATAATATAGAAGAAGCCAAAAAAATGGCTTCGGACAACGGACTTGAATTTATATTGGTTCAATCTTCTAGATGGAGGGATGATAATGGTAAACCAGATCCTTTAAGACCAACAGGTTCTTCCGGAATTAAAACACTATTAACAAAACAAACTGAAAAAGATAAAGATGGAAATTACAAATGGCAAAACAAAGAATTAAATTAAGTCCTCTCTGTTTACCGGATAAAGATAGACAAGGAAATTACGAATGGCATGGTAGAAAACATGTTATGCCTATGGCAGTTAATAATAGAGGTTATTTATTACCATGTTGTTGGTGTGACGAAAAAAATATAATAAATTCAAAAGAATTTAAACCTTTGTATGATGTAAGTAAACTTGAAGACTATAATAGTATAAATGAAATACTTGAAACAAAAGAATGGGTTGAGTTTGAAAATGATTTAATTAATGCTAGAGATATAGGAGATGAAGACAGTTTAAAAAAAGTACAATCAGTTTGTATACATCACTGTAAAGTAAGAGAAAAAGAAGATAAAATAAAAATAGAAACTCACTTTTCAGCTGAAGGTAAAAAAGTAGTAGAGGAAATAAAATAATGGATTCATGGAATAAAGATTATGCACTAAACAAAGAAGAATATCTTAAACTTTTTGATGAGTGTATGCAAGAAAAACAAGAACAAAATATAGAGTTTTTAGAAAAAACAATTACAGATACAATAGGAAGAAAATATGCTGTTGCTTGTCAAAACGGTACAGACGCTTTAATGTTTTCTTTAAAATGTTTAAATATAAAACCAGGCGATGAAGTATTGACAACCAACTTTTCGTGGATATCAACAGCGTCTTGTATATCTATGGTAGGTGCAACTCCTGTATTTTGCGATATAGATAAAGAAACTTATCATATATCACTTGACAGTATCAAACGTATGTATTCAGACAAAGTAAAAGCAATTGTCTATCCACATTTATTTGGTAATATGTCAGATATAACAGAGATATTAAAATTTTGTAAAGAAAAAAACATATCATTTATAGAAGACGCAGCTCAGGCCATAGGTTCTAGTCTTAACGGTGTTAAAGCAGGTACTCTAGGAGAATTAAGTACAATAAGTTTTAATGCGAACAAAACGATAGGTGGGATCGCCGGAGGTGGTGTGGTATTGACAGATAACAAAGACTATGCTGATATGTGTATTAAGCTAAGAAAACATGGTAACCATGAGATACTAGGATACAACTCTAAAATGTTATTCTTTAATGCAAAGTTTATTGATTATAGATTAAAAAAACTAGATCAATATGTTGAGGCTAAACAAATAATAGCAAAAAAATATGATGAACAACTAAAGGACGACATAATTATACAATCAACCTCAAATGGTGTCAATCATACGTATCATAAATATATTGTAAGATTTGAAGACAAAGAAACAAGAAACAGAGTTAAAAAGAGATTAAATGCCAATGTACACTATGAAAAACCTATATCTGAACGCCCTATGTATAAAAACATATCACATAGAAGCGATGATTGTATTAATTGTAAACATATCAGTGATACAATTTTAACATTACCAATTGATCCTTTTTTAACAGATGAAGAAATAAATAACACATGTAATACAATATTAGCCTCACTGTGATAGAAATAATAGCAAATCAAACTTTAGATCAAATCAGCTACATTGATAGTAATGGTAATCCTGTTGCTATAACTGATCAAAATCTTATTAAGACCTGTCAAATGATAAAAAGAGCATTAGGCACCAGTGATATATTTGATGAGAGTTTAATTAATGAGTACAATGAACCGGTTTATGAATATATAGTTGAAAAAACTTATATAACACCAGAGTATGACTACGGTCCATTAAACTTTAAAGAAGGACCTAAACAAAAAATGAAAATAGCATTTAATAAATTATTCTGGAGTAAAATATGAAAAAAATATTAATAGCTGGTGGTGATAGTTTTACAGATAAAAATTATAAGAGTCATATACATCCTGAAATAGATACATCTTGGCCAAAATGGCCAGAGTTGTTAGCAGAAAAACTAGATATGAAATGTATCAATGTAGCAAAATCTGGTTATGGAAATGATTATATTTATGAATCTGTACTTGAAACAATAGCTAATACAGATAAAGAAAGAATAGGATTAGTTATAACAGGTTGGTCACAAGCACAAAGATATACTTGGCAAGAGGGACGAAGATTAAAATGGGAAGTTAAAGTTCCTAATTCAGATGGTGATATTTTTGGTTGGACAAAAAGATCATTAATGTACTATTTAAGTTATCAAAATGTCTGTCAACGATGGAATTTAAAATACTTACACTTTCAAATGATACCTTTATTTTGGAGTTGGTTAGAAGGATCGTGGCCCAATGATGATGAAATTATTAGCCATATGAAACAATCAAAGCCTGCAGAGGAAATGCCTAGAATAAAATATCCTGGAAATAAAAAAGAAGATCAAGAATTTTTAGAAAATATGGTTATGGATTTTGAGAAACATATTGATATAAATAATTTTATAGGTTGGCCAGCTCTAAATGAACTAAATGGTTATTGTCTTGAACATAAAACTACGATAGAAGAAAGTCTACAGCTAAGTAATTCTTTACAAGAAGGTCTTGAAACGGTCAGAAATTTAAGAATATCAGATTACGACAGTCATCCAAATGCAAAAGGACAAATTAAAATGATGGAGTTTTTATATGAAAAAATTAATAGTTAGTGGAGATAGTTGTACAGATTTAGATTTTGAATCAGTGTGCCATCCTACATGGGACTTTTCATGGCCAAAATGGCCCGAACATCTTGCAAAACATTTAGGTATGGAACTAGTTTGTTTAGGTAAAGGTGGTCAAGGTAATGAATTTATATATTCTACTCTACAAGATGAAATATTAAACACACCAAAAGAAGAAATAGGATTAGTTATAGCAGCTTGGACACAATCTCATAGAGAAGATTATCAAGAAGGATGGTTTGGTCGTTGGAGATCCAACAGAGTCCACAAATCTATGGATTTATTAAATTGTGTAAAAAAATCAATGCGACAATTTATGAGCTTTCAAATACTATGTGAAAGATTTAATTTACCTTATTGCCATTTTATGTTGGGAGCTATTTATGAAAGTATGTTTGAAGGATTAAAGCCTACTGAACGAGATATATTAATTAATCCTAAATTGACAAAAGACGATACGATACTACCATATAAAGCAATAAGAAGTCGTGAATTAGATGAAACAGAAATAAAAAGATGTATTGCAAAATATAAATATAAGATAAAAAATTTTTTAACTGATAATATACCTCAAGATAAACTTAATTTTACTCAATTTAGTATGTTAGACGTTATGCACAAATTGTATAAAAACGGTTATATAACAGATAGAATGGTATCTACTTTAGATAAACACCCTAACGAAAAAGGACACAAATTTATAGCAGATGATATTATACAAAGACTCTCAATATATAAAATTATATGAAATTTGATCTAGAATACGCACAAAAAAATTATTTAGCGATAGATTTCTTTTTATCTATGTCTTGTAATAAAGATTGTCATTATTGTACAAGTTATACTCTAGAAATGAGAAACTTGACAGTAGATTTAGATTTTTTAAGATCAACCTTAGAAGCGTTAAAAGAATATAAAGTTAGAATATGTTTACTTGGTGGTGAACCAGGTTTAATTAAAAACCTTCGTGAAGTAATTGCAATGGTAAAAGAATATCCTAATTTTATTCCTCAAGTTTTATCTAATTCTTTTATAAGAAAAAGATATCCTGAAATATTAGAAGATCCTGAAATATTATACGTAGAACACTTAACACTGGATTTTTATCCAGATAAAATAAAAAAATTAGGTAACTACGATTATCTAGCACCTAATGATATGAATAATTATAATGTAGTACTTAAAACGCCTAATTACTTTAAGTATATAGCTAACTATCCAGAATTTAAAAAACAATTAGAACATAAAAATACTATGTTCAAAGCATTTAACGGTAGAACACCATCTAAAGGTGATGTAGAAGAAGTACACACACAGGCGGCTGAAATAGATCGTAAAATGTGTGCTGCTTTTCCTATGGTACCTGTTATAGATTTTGAAAAAAAACATATAGTACACTGTAGTAAAAAATTTGCAAATAACACCGAATTGTCTAGGTCTTTTCCTATGACTAAAGAAAACATTGATAAGATGATGAACTTCCAGTTATTCAAATATGAGAAGTATTGTGTAACATGTAAAGAATATGTACAACCGAAAGGACATTTTCCTATTGAAAAGTATAGTAATATATTAAAATTATGATGAAAACGGTTGATATTTCTGTTACTAATCTTTGTAACATTAAATGCCCACAATGTAGAAGAACTGATCCTAACGGATTAAAAACTCACGAATTACTTCCTCTAGATACTTGGTCATTAGAACAGTTTCAAACTGCTTTTCCAATAAATGATTTAGATGACATGGAAGAATATAGTTTTTGTGGTTTATGGGGAGATCCTTTGATGGCCAAAGATATAAAAAAGATTATATATTACATAATAGACAATTCAATAAAATCTAAAGTAACCATAACAACAAATGGTAGTATTAGGTCAGAAAAGTTTTATGAAGAAATAGGTAATTATTGTGATAAAAGATTAGCAATCGTTTTTGATATAGATGGTATTAATGAAGAAATGCACACCAAATATAGACGTGGTGCTTCATTAAAAAAATCTTTAAATAATATGTATGCTTTGTCAAAAACAAAAGCAATACCGTTATCTCAAACAATTATATTTAAACATAACCAGGATTATAAAAAAGATATATTAGATTTAGCAAAGAAATGGGGATCACATAACCATGAATTTTGTTTATCAGATAGATTTGATGGTAAATCAAAATGGCATTTTGTCAATGAAAAAGGAGAAGATGAATATTTAGAAGCTGCTACGGATACAACAGTACAGATAGCAGTAGACAAATATCCAAAAAATAAAGAAAATGGCTAAAAGTATTATTTGTAAATGGAAAGAAAGTAGTAGGTGTTTAATACAGCCTGACGGACAAGTGTTTCAATGTTGTTTTTTAAAATTACATTTTATAGATTATGAAAACAAAAAAGAAACTGATGGTAGATCACATCCTATTATAAAAGACTATCTATCTAAAAAAGAAGAATATAACATAAAAAATGACTCTTTAAAAAATATACTAAATAAAGAGTGGTTTAAAAAAACTTTACCAAATAGTTTGATTGATTATGATAAGGCACCTAAACCTTGTAAAAGAGTTTGTACAATAGAAAGTAAAAAATAAATTATGAATGAACCATCAATTGATCCACAAGTAAACGCTACTTTATCAGATATTAAAGACGATCAAGAAATGCGTCTAGAGTTTATTAATAAAATTACAGAGAAACTTAAAACTTGTTATGATCCTGAAATTTCTACAGATATATACACACTCGGACTTATATATGATGTTAAAGTTACCTCTGAAAGATATGTATTTGTATTAATGAGTTTAACGTCTGCTTTTTGTCCTGCCGTAGATGAAATAGTTAACGGAGTAAGACAAGCCGTTGAAAGTATACCAGGACTTAAATGCAAAGTTAGAATTACAATGACACCTACGTGGTCTAGGGATATGATTGATCCCGAAATAAGAGATTTAATGGGATTATAAATAAATTTATTAAGAATGGAGAATAAAATGAAAATAAATGCTGTTGCAATTAACTTACACGATCACAATACCTATGATGGTGTATATCACAATCAAAGAGAAAGACACACTAGATTTAAACATAATCTACCATACAGAGCAGAAGCTTACAATCATCAATCAGATATATTAAATCCTGGTGATTATACTTTAAATGATGAATTTTTAAGTGAATATCTTAAAAAGCCAGAGGAGGGTGTTTTAGCATTTACATATACTTATGGTGGTATAAGAAAATCAAAAGAAGAATTATTTAATACTATATTCAAAGGTCACGATGAGATTTTAGACTATGAAGTTAAATCATTATGGCAAAATCATTATAAAGACGGTATCTATTATATTGATCATCATCAATCACATGCCGCTTATGCATTTTTAAATTCAGGTTATCAACAAAGTGATGTACTTGCAATAGATGGTATTGGCTCAAGATATAGATGTTTATTTTTTGATAGAGACGGTAAAGCAACTAATTTATCATCACAACTTCCTATTGGCTGGTTGTGGAATCATATGTCTAATCTTACAGGTTTTGGAACATTAGGTGCAAGTAAACTTATGGGTAAAGTTGGTTATGGTAAACATAGTGATTACTATTATAATGTATTAACCACTATATTAGAAGGACCTATTTTAGAAAGAAAGTATCCTGAATGGAAACACATAGAAATAGATAAACATGGTATAGATGATTTAGCATATACACTACAAGAAATTACTATGGAAAGAATTAAAGAACATGTTTATCCTTTAAAAAGTTCAGATAACTTATGTCTTGCTGGTGGTGTTGCATATAACGGTTATTGTAATGAAATGTTTACCGAAAAATGGGATAATGTATTTGTTCCACCTGCAATAGGTGATGAAGGCCAAGCTATTGGTGCTTATCAACATGCCGATTATACAATAAATAATAATGTACATAAGTCTAACGTTTATGCTGGTAAATCATATGATTACTATAAAGGTGCTGAAAAGTTAATTTCATACAAAGAAGTTGCTCAGGCAATTGCTGATGGTAAAATAGTAGGTTGGTTTCAAGGTAAATCAGAAAGTGGTAATAGAGCATTAGGTAATAGAAGTATATTAGCTGACCCTCGTAATCCTGATATCAAAGATATCATCAATGGCACAATAAAAATGAGAGAAGACTTTAGACCATTTGCACCAGCAGTTTTAGAAGAACACTATAAAGAATATTTTGATACTAATTTACCTAGTCCTTATATGTCAAGAATATGTAAGGTTAAAGAATATAAAAAATCAGTAATACCTGGTGTTACTCACGTTGATGGTACTGCTAGAATACAAACTGTAAACAAAAATGACAATAGTAAATTCTATGAACTAATAAGAGAGTTTGGAGAAATTACTGGCGTACCCATGTTGCTTAATACAAGTTTTAATTGTCAAGAACCTATTGTAGAAAGTCCTGAACATGCATTAAAAACATTTAAAAAGACAGCATTAGATATACTAGTTATTAATGACTATATAATAAGAAAATAATATGAACACATTTGAATTATTAGAAACAAAAAGAAGACACGTTAGAAAGTATAGTGAAAAAATACCTCCGTTAGATGAGGTCAAGGACGCTTTATGGAAGGCATGGAAAACATCACCATCTAAAAATAATTTTAATCCATATGAGGTATTTGTTTTAGGTCCTGAAAAACAGAAAGACAAAGACGCTGTTTATAGTATGGTACGTAAGGATCATATTAGAGCCGAAGACGATGCCGTTAAAGCAGGATATCAAAATCATACACAAGGTGGGGCAGTAAATCCTTTCTACGAACATATAAAATTAAATCCTTATTTGGTAGTTATTACTGCTAGAGTATGTAAAAAAGCAAACAAATTTTATGAAAAAAAAATAGCTGAAGGACATCATCCTGAACAAATGATTGAGGAAAAGGCAGATAGGCTTGTTTCTGTTTTTGCTGTAGAAGTAGGACTCTTTATGCAAAATTTAACAAATTATTTGTTAGAAAAAGACATTGATATATCATATAACTCATGTTTCATTAGAGATCAAAAACAATGGCAAGACGCTGGATTAAAATGGTGTACACGTATGCCAATTTCTATGATGAGTATTGGTTATGCTGAAAAAACTAGAAGACAAACATTAACACCTTTAAGTGTTAGTGAAGATATTAAACCTGAAATAGAAGAAATAGTTACTTGGTTATAATAAGAAAAGGAGTGAAATGAAAAGAGTAATATTCAGTTTATTCATAGATATACCTAAAGAAGAATTAGATATATTTGATAAACATATAAAAAAAGAAGGAGCCATACCTACAAACTACAATACTAAAAATGAGTTTCAAAAAAACTATAAACAGTTAGTAGAAAATAAAGTCAACTATGCTAAATCAATAGGTATAGATTTTGTAATGGTAGAAAACGATACAAAATTTGGTTCTTTAGATACTAGTTATATTGATTATTATAAGTGGATGAGAGAATTTTATCCAGAAATCACAAGTTATAACATAGTTAATTTTTTCAAAATACATTTATTATATGAATTTAGTAAAGAGTATGATGAAGTTTTATATCTAGACTTTGATGTAGTTACCAATACTACTGAAAACTTTTTTGAAGTGTGGGACTTATCAAAAGGTGTATGCGTTTTAAATAATAACGAGAGAGTATCTCCTATTCAAAAGATAACTGATAAAACACAAACTATAAGAAGTCCTAATGCAAAATTCTATAATGCTCAGGCTATGTTAATAGAAAAAGGATTAAGTCCTGAAAATGATGTTATCAATACAGGTATAGTAGGCATTAGTAAAAAACATTTAGATCAATTAGAATATTTTAAAGATTTTAAAGAAACAATACAATTAATGAAAAGTCTTATAGGAGAAACAGATATATTTCCTAAAAAGATTGCTGATTTTTTTGGTTATGATAATGAAACAATATTTGCTGTTAAATTAAAAGAACATAAAGTACCGGTACAATGGTTAGATCAAAAATGGCATTATTTCTTTGATACACAAATGTTTATACCTTCAACTGCAAACTTCATACATGCCATTAACAAAAGGTTTGATATAGTTTGGAGAAACATTAATGCTTAGAATATGTACTGTATATTATAAAGGTAGTTATACACCAGATTATGTTGGTAACTTTTATAAAGCTTTAAGAAAGAATAGTACCATACCTTTTATATCAGTATGTATAAGTGATGATCCTAATGTTGAAGCTGACATTGTACTACCATATAATCATCATAGTGATATTAAAAAACACTGGCATAAATTAAAATTCTTTAGTCCTTTATTTGGTGGCCAACAACCAGGTGATGATATAATAATAATGGATATAGATCAAGTTATTGTAGGTAACGTAGACGATCTTATAGGTTTTCCTGTTGGAGATAATGAGTTAGTATCTTATGGTGTTTGGTGGAATAATGATACTAAAAAAATTAAAGATCCTGAAAAGTTACGTGATCATAATATTCTACCGTTAAACGGAGGCTTTTACAAGTTTAAATCAGGACAATTAAAGCATGTATGGGACGATTTTGCACTCAACCCGTCTTATTGGCAATTACACTATTATAATATAGGTAAGGTACATTTTAAGTATTATGGAGAACAGAATTATGTTGATTGGAAAATATTTGAAAAAGAAAGTAAGTTAACTTTAACACCACCAGAATGGTTAGGTAAATACACCGAAAATAAAGAAGATATGATACAGTTAAACATGTTATATTCAAAAACATTTGATACTGATTATATGTTACTAGACGAACCAGATGAAAAATTAAAAATTTTCCATTATACAGGTGTAGGTAGAACTGTACATGAAAATAACACTAACACTTTGTATAAATATTGGAAACAATAATCAATAAAATGGATATAGATTTACAATTATTTAAAAATATAATGGCAGAGGCCAGACACAATGATGATCTTTTAGATTCATATAGTCCTAATCAATTTAGAACTAAAGAAAAATTAGTAAATATGATATACAACAATATTGATATAAATTCTAATAGTGAAATAGTTATTTTTGGTGGTTGGTATGGTAGCATATTAATACCAGCGTTTAAAAAAGTAAAAAGAATTACATTAATAGATTTGGATAATGAAGTTGTAAGTATAGCTAAAAATAGATTGTTTTCACATTATAAAAATGTAGATTTCATAATAGCAGATGTTTTTGATTGGGCACCCGATTCAAGTAGAATTAAAAAAACTGATTTAATTATCAATACTTCTTGTGAGCATATGCCATCTATGAACGAATTAAAAATAGATACTAAAGCTCATTTTGCCTTTACTTCAAATAATATGTGGGATATAGAAGGACATAATAATTGTGTTGATGATATAGAACAATTTAAAAAACAATTACCAGTTACATCAAAAGTCTTAGCTGAAGATGAAGTCACAGACGAAAGAGGAACAAGATTTTTATTAGTGGGTAAGATATAAAAAAATTTAGAAAGGAATATTAGAAATGGCAATAAACAGATACGAAAAAGGTATGAGAAAATACATGAATGAGACTTATGATTGGGATGAAGAACATAAAATATTAGAACAAATTACTAAATGTCAAAGAAACTGGGATTATAAAAAATTTGAAGATGATAAAATTGAAAATAAAGAAAGACATGTAGCAGAATTATTGTATATTGCTCAAAATACCCCTAGCAAACAATATGAATCACATTTTGATTTATATTATACATGGGATAGAAAAGTAATTCAAGAAATATCTAGATATACTTGGGGTAATACTCATAGAAGAAATCCACCATCAACATGGAGAAACACACAAGCAAATGCTAGTATTTACATTATATGGGTAGCTAAAGAACCTGACACACAATTAAACTGTAACGCTGATGGTTCTTTAAAACCAAATTCACACCATGAAAGATGGATAAATTCTTATTGTAGTATTGGCATATCTTTAGGGTTGACTATGAGAGCTGCAGCTAAAATGGGATATGTTACTGGACCAAATAAAAGTCATAATGATGTAAACGGAAATGATTTTTGGGGAAAAAAATTAGGAATTTTAGATGATATAGATAAAGGTATTAAGAAAGTAGCCTATGGTTTAGGTGTAGGTTATCCAAATGAAAACCGACCACGTTGGGAACAAGATGATACTGAACTTTTAATAGGTGCAGGTAATGGAAGTAGAATTACTTTAACCGGTCAAGAAGTTCATCCTCGTACAGGAATGAAAATGAGAAAGGCAAAACTAGTTAATATAAAAGGTAATGAAAATAAAACAATGATTGATCCATATGGTGTTGAACATATTATTCCCGAAACTGCTGATACAAAAATAAATTCTTCAGCATATAAAAGAAATATAAAAGTTACAGAAATTAAATAAGTTTAAATTATGTTATGAATTTTAGAGATAGAGCTATTAATATTGACTCTGGAAATAAGTGTACATTAGAATGTGCTGCTTGTGCTAGACAACAATATAAACAAGAAGGCCAAAGTATTCCAGGAAAAGATTTAACATTAGAACAACTTGACAAATTAACTGATTATTTCAAAAAAATTAGTTTTTGTGGAACATTTTCAGACCCTATCTTTAATCCAAACTTTATAGAAATGTTAAAGTTGTGTAAGAAGAAAGATATTAAAACAGAAATTTCTACAGCAGCTTCACAAAGACCTGAAAAATGGTATGATGAAGCATTTAAAGCTTCTTCAGAAAAAACAACCTGGGTTTTTGGTATTGATGGACTTCCAAAAGATAGCCATAAGTATAGAATACATCAAAAAGGAGAATATCTTTTTAATATTATGTTAAAAGCAGTTAAGCAAGGACTTAAAGTACAATGGCAATGTATTGTATTTGATTATAATAAAAATGATATAAAAGAAGTTGAACAATTGGCAAAATTGCATAATATACCTCTTTTATTAATTTATTCATCTAGAACAGATAACGGCATAAAAGAAGTGAAAGAAGAAAAGTTAGGTAAAATAGTATATAAAATAACTAAACCTGAAGAAAAAAAAGTTTTTGAACCTAAATGTTTAAAAACAAAAAGAGATTTGGCATGGAATAATAAAGGAAAAATACTTCCTTGTTGTTGGTTAAATACCAGATACAACGAACCAATAATAAAAGATTTATTTAATGATAGTCTTCATATGGATAATAATGATACAGTTGAAGATATAATTAATAGTAAAGAATGGATTAAATTTTTTAATATAATTAAAAGACCAACAAAAGATAAACCTAAAAGATGTTTAACTATGTGTACTGGTCCAGCAAATAGTAATCCTGAAGAAAATAAAGTTGTAATATGAGAAGAATAATAGTTTGTAGGTTTGGTAACAAATTTACTCAATGGCATGTTGATAATTTAAAGTATATGATAGATTTCCATTCTGGAATATCTTATGATAGTTTTGAAGTTATTGAAAATGACATTTATGGTAATTGGTATAACAAGTTTCAAATGTATGATAAATTTAGAGACGGAGAAAATCTATACTTTGATTTAGATGTTATTATATGGAAAGAATTACCAGATTTATTTCGTAAAGACTTTACTTTATTGAATGATTTGTGGTGGAGAGAAGAAGCTCATACACCACTTAACTCAACTATCGTTTCTTGGACAGGCGATGTATCTCATATATGGGATAAATTTAAAGAAGACGAAGATGTTTACCTAGAAAAATATGATAGAGGTAGTGATGAATTTTACTATAGAGAAATAGATTATAAAAACTATGATAAAGTTTGTCCTTCTATTAAAAACCATATATATGAAATACCACCAAAAGAATTTAGTATTTGCACTCTAGGTCAAATGAACCACCTATTAGAACCAGGTTGGCAAGGTTGGTGGTCAGATTTTATTCTGCCTCACTATAAAGATCAATAGCACCTTTAAGTAATTCTATTCTAGTCTTACTTTTTCTTAATGCTTTTTTACCGTCAAGATTTTTAGAATCTTTTATCTTGTCTACTTCAAATAAAGCAATTTTTAAAGCAAACATTTCATCTTCATCTGCTTCTTTATCACTAAAAATATAATCAAGTATTCTACTTGGAGAAGTATCGTCTGTTTGTACAAGACCGTCTCTTTTAGCAATTTGAATTGCAAATTCTTCAAATTCTTTTCTTTCCTTATTCACTTTAATATACGTAGCTTCATGTATATCATCTAACGTAGTAAATTTCATTAATGCTTGACAATTAGGATGATCTAAATCGTATTCAATGTGATGTGAAGAAAGACTATCTCCATTTTCATTAGTTAAAACTTCTATCCATGTTCTTTCGTTGTTTGTAAAGTGAGCTCCTGCAAAATGATTTTTTAGTAATTCTTCACCAAATCCTATTTCTTTATGTTCTACACTAGCTACATTTATTTTCATATCAGTTGACATTTTTATACTCCTTTATATAATCGTAAAGGTCAATTGTAGTTGACCAGTTTAATTTGTTTAATACTTTGTTGTCTGCTTTATTATCTTCTCTCTCAAACTCGTTCCCAATTCTTTTTTCAGCGTCAATTCCGAAGTAAGTTAATAACTCTATTAAGTTATAAGATTCTCCTCTACCAACATCACATATTCCTTTAAAATCTGATTTCATTAATGTATCAATGGCCATGATTAAATCATTTATATGAATAAAGTCTCTTGTATGATTTGTATGTATAAAAGGAACATCGTCTCTTAATATTCTTGGTATTAACATATGCTCTCTTGCACCAGGTCCGTATACAGTTGTAAATCTCATACCTACACTATTCTTTGGTGCTATACTCTCTAAAGACTTCTTACTCATTGCATATGGATTTCTCCAAGGATCTACAGCCGTTGATGAACTAGCATATAGTATTCTTGTGTTTGGAAAATAATCAAATAGTCTTTGGCCTGCAATTACATTTTCTTTCCAGTATTCTGTGGGTCTATCTAAACTATCTCTGACTCCTGATAGACCAGCCAAGTGTATGACTAAATCTACATCGTATTTAAGGTCACAATTTATTAAATCGTTACCTGATAATTTATCTATTGGTATTACTTTGTGATTGTTTTGTTCTAAAAATTTATGAAGGTGTTTACCTATAAATCCTTCACTGCCTGTTAATAATATATTCATAATGTTATTTATGTCACCGTTAAGTGACTAGTTTTTACACGCCAGCAGCGTGTATAGTTTTTAATGTAGTACCTGAACTATCTTTAATTAATAGTGTAGATAATGATTTCAATTCAGTTGAACTAATTGCGTCATTAGCCATCATACTTTCACTAACTAAATCAGTTGATCCAGTTGTTATAATTTCTCCTGTTGCACTTGGAAAAGTAATTGATTGTCCGTTCAATGTACCACTAACTGTTAAGTTAGTAACCGTCACGTTAGTTGGAAAAGCTAACGTCACTGTATCTGGACTTGAAACTGTAGCAGTTATTTGATTACTTGTACCTAAAAAAGATATAGTATTACCTGGAGCAATCAACTGAACTGTTGAACTTGCGTCTCTTATGTAGTGTCCTTCTCCAGAACCTATTTGAGAAGATAACTCAACTACTGCACCAACAACAGAGGTTGCTGAAATACCAGCGGGTGCTAATAAAGCTGCGTCACCAAAATCATTAGCCGCTAAATCGTTAAATGTCGTTCTAAATGTTTCTAGTGTATCAGTAGTTGATATATTTTTTACAGCCATTATTTTTTATCCTTTATCAATTTTTTTATTTCAAATAATTCTTTCTTTAAAGTATTTATCTCTTTACAAAGACCTCTTACCATATCACTATTATTTTCTCTAGTCTTAACTCTTTTCATATAGTTGTTATAGTCTGCTCTGTTAGTATTAATTATAGCACTAGTGTTTACGTCTCTTACTAAACTTTCAAATCCTTCAACTTTTAATGTTTTAACTGCCATATTTTTATACTGCCAATGCAATACCTCTTAAATCTCTTATTATAGGTGGATAAGCAGAGTTTGTTCCTTCCATAACTATTTTAATTTGAAAAGTATTAAATTCTGTTAAGCCACTTGCACTATATTTGTATTCGTTATACGTTTCATCATTTTCTGCTGGTGTGACAGTTATGTCTTCTTCTCCAGCTGTGTTGAACGGTGTCCAGCCTATGTCTGAAATATTTCTAGATTCTTCCGAAGATGATAATCTGAAATATAATTTAACATTTGAAGTTGATCTTACATTTTGTGTTAATCTAACATCTAAAGCAGTTGATAAGTTTTCTAGTACAACCGGTTTAGTTATATAAGCAGCCGCTGATGATGTTCCTGAACTTTCTATATCTGAAATATAATTAGGTGTATTACTTGTAGTTGCTTTATTAATTCTGTTTTGAACTACATATGCACTAACTCTTTGCATATCTAATACAGGAGAAAGTTTAGTATTTGTAGTTGTAAATGTTAAGTTAACAAATAAAGATTTACTACCTGCCATCTTATTTGTTTCATTGATTGTACTAGCGACCATTTGAGGAGCTGTAAAGTAAATATTGTCATTTGAAATTGTAGCAACTGGACTATCAGCTGACGTTAAACTAAATTCTGTTTCTGTGCCATGTATTGATCTACCTGTAGTAGGTCTCATATCATAAGAGATATTTGTACCTGGAACATTTACTGTTTGTAGATTTAAGTTTAGTACATCATACAATCTATTCTGGGTTGCTGTTATAACGTCACCACCTATATCTCCAGTAGCATTTGCCGTTCCTGTAGTAGTTATATCATAACTATCTAAAGTTACGTTAGAAATACTTGTATATGTTCCATTAATAAGATTATGAGCAATACCATTGTAGGTACCTGATGGAACTCCAGCAATTGTGACATTGTTTGATGTACCATGCATACCGTGGTTGGGATGCGAAACTCTAATTACACCTGAACTGTTTGTTGTTCTTAATGCATTATTTTTTAATGTTCTAACAGGTAAATCATCATTACATAAAGTAACTGTACCTGTAACATTTTCAAATTCTGCTCTTTTAATTTTAAATTTAATATCTTCGTTTTGTTCAGCTGTCCATGTAGAACCGTTTTGTGATTTAAACATAACACCAGCATATGGTTGTTGAGAAATTGTTCTATCTGATCCTATTACCTTTTCACCCAATCTTCCAACATAACAGTTGTAAGCATTACAGTTAGACAACACAACAAAACAATATTCTGTTTTTTCTTGTAAGTAAATTGGTGAATCAAAAGTAAATGTAGTAGCCGTTGTTGCGTCTGTACTTGTTGACACTGCACTTGGATTTAAAGTTTTTTCAGAAAAAGGAACTATTCTTTTTCCTGGATAACCATTTACTACTTCTCTAATTTGTATTGTTACTGGAATATTGTCATCTTTTGAACTAAAGAATAAGTCCATTGAAGTTAAGAATACACCACCAATATCATCTATCATAAATGTTTGTGCTAATGGATCTGTCCAACCTATTGTAGTATCTACATTTCTTGTACTTGTTCTATTTCCTAAACTAACTGATTCAACTGTACTTTCTCTTAATGTCAAAGGCTCTCTTGTAGAAATAATTGTTTCTTGTATTGTTTCTAAAGCACCTTTGGCTAAGTAGTCTGCTTCTCCTGAAGTTTCAACTGCTGTACTTAATACATTTGTTGATGAAGAAGTTAATCTGAATACTCTTGTACCTGTTCTCCATCTAGGATTAGAATTATTTTTTGAGTCAGGAATTGCAAAAGTACCTGATACAGCACCGTTAATATCTGTAACTAAATTTCCACCTAATGAACCACCTGTTGGTGTAATATAGCTTGATATATCAATATTATCAAAGAAAGGATAAACTCTTGTTTCAGGTTTCATTCTTGTAGCACTAAATGTTAATGTTCTACTTCTTAAAAAAGGAACAATACCAACACTAACAACTCTGTCGCCTATTGAATTTCTTATTACTTGTGGTACTATTCTTGTTCTAATACCTGTTCTAGTGTTAGACATTTGACCAGATAAAGTTTCTTGTGTTCTTTGTACAATTCTTCTACCCACTCTATGTTGTCCTAAAACTCTTGAACTTGTTACTGTTGGTGTTCCTGACCAATGTTCTTGCCATTCATTCCATATAGTACCTATCTCTACACTTGAAAGATTAGGATTTCCTAAATTTTGTACTAACGTGTCAAAGCCACCTGTTCTATTAACAACTAATTCAGGTGCTCTTTCTGTTTCTTTCCATTCGTCTGACGGAGGTGTTAACGCAATAGAACCAGTCCAACTAAAAATATCAAATGGGTTTACGTTAACAAATTTACTAGCAAATGGTTGATCAATTAAAGTTGCCTCACTATAAGGTAATGTAATTAAATCTCCTGTTTTTGCATACTTGGCATCCGTTCTATCAGCCGAAGTAATCGTAGTTCCGTCATTATCACTTTCAATCAATTGTACGGCATCCTCATTAAACATAGGTCTAACTTCACCTCTTGCCATATCCATTGATACTTTGTAGTCTAAATTTCTTACATCACCTATACTATGTCCTGTAAAATTGTCTACTATAAAGCCATTTTTAAATCTGTCAAATCCTTGAGCGTCTTGTGTTTGCAAGTTTTGAGCTTGCATTTCCAATAAAGAAAGTTGAGTATAGTATTCAATGTTTTCAATTCTATTTTCTAATCTACCAATATCTCTCATAGTGTAACGTTTGTTATCAACTTTTGTAATTGTAATATCTGCTGTGTCAAGTGTGTATGCTGGTATATCTAATGTGTATAAATGCATTGCACCATCTAAATTTTTTGGAGATTGAGGTACTAATGCACTTGATCCTTCAGATATTTTAAATTTACCATCTTTATCTACAAACACCTTGTCTATTCTTGGCAAATAGTATTCTAAATCTGAAGTTATATCAGTACCAAATTTAACAACATCAACTGTTGAAGCACCAGCACCGTTATAATATCTGTCAACTTCTCCTTTATTGATTGTAGAGTTATCATCAACTCTAGGTCTAAAATCTAAACAATCTCTTAATTCATAAACTTCACCTGTCGTATCCGAAGTATGAGAAGGAATATCTGCATAGTCAACAACTCCTGAATAACTATCAACAGTGAAAACATCTCCTGAACCATGAGAAAAATAATCAAAGTCAATTTGAATAGAACCTGTTGGGTCTACTGCGCCTTTATTTAAAGTTATTCTACCTATATCATAGAAGTTATCTCTTTGTCCATTGTCTAAAGTAAATCTATCTGTAATATCAATTTCTCCTGAAGATGAATAAGTACCAAAAGAAGTTGCCATTTTAACAGAATTTAATTTGTAAATATCACTTTTGCCTAATCTCATACCACCTTGTTTTTTAATATCTGCTAATGAAGTGTGGGCTCTCGTTGCATTTTGTACTAAAACTTTTGATTTTTCTTCTACAACAGCTCTATTAACTGTTGCTAAAATTTTAATTTTATGTCCTGCATAATTAGCACCAAAGTCTAATACTAAAGATTTTCCTGTTGGAGAACCACTTAATGTAAATATAGGGTTTCCTTCGTGGTTGTTTCCTTGTAAAGATAAAAAATCTCCTACTGCACCTGATCCACCAGAACCAGTTGACATAATTGAAACTGAAAAATCTGAATCTAATAAAGAAGCAAATGTCTCGTCTGTTCCTGCTGAAATAGTTTCGTCACCGTTTCCAGTTAATGTTTTTACAAATTGTCTTCTAACTTTAAAACTTGTATCACTAGCACCAGAGTTTGAAGCTGTTTTTAATGTTTTAACTGTTTCATATGGTAACTTAAATATAGAAATATTTTTATTTGTATCTTTAAGTGTTGATCTATTTCTAGTTGCATTTGATTTAGTTGATACGTCTGAACCACCAACAGCTGATGATAATTCTAAAGAAGTATCTGAAACAATTGCCTCAATAATTTTTGTTATTGAAGAACCTGCGTCTGTAGTAAATGTAATTGAATCACCTAATCTTAATTCTGTATTAAATTTAGTACCGAAACCTGTAACAGTTGTACTACTGTTTGCAATAGATAATGTACCTGTAATTTGTAAACTTTCTCCGTTTGTACTATCTAAAATTGTATCTGCTGTGTATGTAGGAGTACCTGGCATACCAATTTGTTTTGTAGATGAGAAATCATATGAAGTGACACCTTTAAAGCCTCTAGCGTCTGCTTGAATAGTAGCAGTGTTAGATGAAATACCACCTGTTATAGTTTCTCCTGGTACAAATGTTCCTGATACATTATATAATACTACAACTGATTGATCTGCTGTACCACCACTTGTATACGTGGTAAAAGAAGAACCATCCACATCTAATTCAAAATTTGAACTAGTTGGATTTTTAACTGTATAAGTGTTACCATTTAATTCTGTCATACCACCAACACTGTTGATTGTCACTTGTTGACCGTCTTGTAAAGTGTTTGTAGCAGTAATAACTACAGGATTAGCCGCTGTTGCACCTGTAATTGAATATTGATTGCTTGTTGATAATTGATCAACAGTACCTTTGGCACCTGAAGTACCACCTGTAATTTCTTCTCCATTTGTAAATGCCTGATTTTTTGCAACGTTGATATGAGTAAACATAACAACATCAAATAGATAATGTCTGAATACATTTTCTGTTGCACTTGAACTAGAATAAGCACCACTAACAGCATTACCTGAAACATATTGAAATCCTTTAGATTTAGCATGACCTACTGATTTTATATTTGAACCTGATCCTGCATTTTCTGTTCCTCTTACAGCTGTTTTTTCTTTATATAAATTTACTTCTTTAAAAGCTGCAACAGGTCCAGATGATACAAATCCTATGTCTGGAGAACCGTAAACATTATTTACATTTACAAAGTTACCTACATCAAATCTAGTAGTAGAATTATTTTGTGTATCAAATGATCTTGCTTTATTTACATCAACAAAAGTAGTACCTAAAGTTTCTATTTCATAACCTTTTACATATGCTTTACCTGATTCCATACCAGCAGCAATTTTACTTTCTGATCCACCATCGCTTGAAGTGTAGATACCTCTATTAGTACCTGAAATTAAATGTTCTCTTAAATCTATATCAAAGTCTTTTACTACATAATCACCAGATTCATCAAATGTTCTTCTTGCTAAAGTATCTTCTAATACTGCATATTCAGTTGTTCTAACTTGGTTTTGAATAATACCATTTTTTAATCTTAGCAACTCTACAAAGTTTGCGTCATCTGTAGCAGCTAATGATTTTTTAGTTAATGTTAAATCTATTTTAAATCTATGAGCACCTGGAGCATTTGTGTTTGAAACTCCTTGAGCATTATCATTTAAAGTTACGTCATCGTTTTGAGTTACGAAACTTTCTGTTACTGTTAAACCTACTCTGTAAGATGGTGTGTTTGTATACTTGTCTAGTATTAAATTTTGATCACTTACCTTAACATGATAACCATTTATATAGTAAACACCTTCTTTAACTGAAGCTGCACTACCTGTTGCTGTAGAAGATACTACTGCTGAAACTGTTGTTGATGTAGATTGTAAAGTAGTATTTACTGAAATTGTTTCTGCTGAAAAAGCAGTTGATGTATTATTAGTACCTGAATTTAAATATTTTACAAATAAAGTATTGGGGTCAGTACCATCTGTTGCTACAACATTAACAACTCTTGCTTTTACACCTGAAGAAGCGCCTGTTAATGTTAAACCAATAAAATCGTTTAATGTAACACCTACACCAGCTGAGTCTGTAAACGAAGTTAATTTTACTGCATAGTAATTTAAGTCATAACTGATATCGCCAGGTATAACCATAGCGCCTTGTTCAAAGACGTGATCTGATAATCTCTCAATCTGATTTTGTAGAATAGATTGTGATTGTGTTAACTCTCTACCTTGTACTGCAAAAGCAGGTCTAAAAAGAACTCTATGAAACTTCTTTGTTTCATTAAAGTCATCGTAGTAAGGTGAAAGATTAAAGTCTGTTGGACTTGGCATAATATCTCCCTTTAAAACTCAATAACTAGTTTAATATTTTCTGTTTGGTCTGTTGCTCTTTGAATAGGTGCTCTGTTTTCTATGTACAATACATCGCCAGAGTCATGATCTATTTCAGAAGCAGAATACCCACTTGAAAATACAACATTGTTAACTGTTGCCGAAACGCTTGTGTCTGGCGTTCCTGTTGCTGAAGACGATTGACCAGTAATTACATGAGTACTAGAAATAGCTGTCAAGTTACCATTAGCGTCAACGCCGGCGTCATTATGTCTTGATTGAATGTAATATAAAATTCTGTTTGTTGCGTCCCACTCTACAACTTTAGCGACAGCGCCTGTAGTTGCTTGATTAATTTCTTCGTCAACTGTAAATGTTCCTGGTGTAGGAGAAGCTGCTAGTCTTACTGCTTTAGTACCTCTTAAAGTTGAAGCACTTGCAGCTGAACCTGAAGCTTTTGGATCTCTGATTAAACAAATTTTTCTAAAGTCATTACCAGCATGAAAATCTCCAGAGTTTGCTGATTCTGCTCCTTCTAAATTTATATTTAACATTACGAAGAAACCACCTAATTCTTGTACTGCATTAAAACCGTGACCACCTTTTGGAGATATAATCACATCTAATTCTGCACCTGTTAAGTTTGTTGCACCAGCAGTTACTATTTCTGCGTTTGAAACTGTACCAAAAGTATAACCTGATCCTACGTTAGTCATAGTTACCTCTGTAATAATACCACCTGAAACTACAACATTAGCTGTTGCACTTGATCCATCACCTTTAATTGTTACTGAATGTGTTCCGTCTGTTCCACCTGAACCTGCTGATTTAATTCTAATACAATCAATTGAACCATCTATAGCGGCTGAACTAACAGTTGAGTTAGTTGAAACTGCCATAAAGTCAGTTGATAAAAAATTTGATTGTTGAGAAGCTGACATAGTGTACATGTATTTCCATTTGTAACCATCAGCAGTTGTTATAACAGCATTACCTGTTCCTGTTGGTTCTATTGTTGAAGCAGTATTACCGTCATTGTCAATACACTTGTAGATATTTCTATCTGTAGTTAATACATAAAAATTAGCGTCATGTAAAGTTATTGCACCACTATTAGCTGTATTTCTTGTTAAAGTACTACCTGTAACAAATTCTCCATAGTCGTGTCTGTAAATATCGTATGTTGTTCCAGTTGTCCAATTTCTTCTTGGTACTGCAAAACTAACATCTGAACTTGTAATTTTTTTAGCAGCTAATAAGTCATCAAAAGCAGAAAATTCTGTAACTACAGTATCACTTGGTGTTACTGGATTTGTGTCTGTTCCTTCATAATCTGTTCGGCCATCACCTCTTGTAAATGTACCATAAGCTTGTGGTCTTGCTAGACCTAGATAGTAAATATTTGGAGAAGCTTCTGTGAAAGATTCGTGAAACTGCTCACTATTATTAATTCTAAATTTATTTGTTATTATCGCTGGCATAATTGTTATTCCTATTTATAATACTTCCTATGATGATGTTCCATAAATTGTTTTTAATGTTGAACCACTAGAGTCTTTTATCAGTAGACTTTGAGTATTTGAAACGGCTGATAAACTGATTGATCCACCAGTAATATTGACACTATTTGCATTTTGAGTAGACATAGTACCTGTTCCTGCTTTAGCATATTGTGACCAAGTAATATTAGTGGTACCCATAGTAACCATTGCATTTGTTTGAACAAAAGTACTGTTTTCGTTTACTGTTCCGTTTACTATAAAAACAGTATCTCCTGATTGAACATCAGAAACTTGATCATAGTCTGTTGATCTTGTTAAAACTGTTGAACTCGTTCTTACATATATTCCGTTATGTGCTTGATTTGCCTCATTTTTAACCAAAACTCTATCTGCATTTACTAAACTGTAACCGTCTAAAGTTGACATAGCTGAACTCAATGTTAAAGTTGCTCCAACACCTAATGTTCCGTTATCATATGTAACTGTTCCACCTGTTTCGGTAGCTAAATCTTGTGTAGTTGCAACTGCAACTGATTCGTGTACATTTAAACCGGCTGCTGTATTATCTACGTATTGCTTAGTTGCAACACCTAAAACTGAGACCGGATCCATTGTTACAGTAACCTCACCTGTACTATCTCCTTTTAACCAAACTGTATGTGTTGATCCATCAAATCCTGCAATTTCCATTTGTCTATCGCCTGTAGCTGAATCTGCATCTGAATTTCCAATAATTACATTTCCTGATCCTGTTGTAATATTATCTCCAGCTTCAGCACCTATTAAAGTATTATTTCTTCCTGTTACTAATTTACCTGCTTCATGACCTACAGCAGTATTATTTGTTGATGTTAAGTTGGCATTTAAAGCTGATCTTCCAACAGCTACGTTATTTGTAGCCGATGTTGCACTCGCTAATGTTGCTTTACCTATAGAAATATTATCTTGACCATCTTGTAAACTAGTAGCCGATTCATAACCTATGGCAGTGTTTCCATCTCCTGAAGTTATGGCATCCATAGCTGCTAAACCAATAGCAGTATTTGTATTAGCGTCGTTTAGTGTTCCTGTTGTAGAGTGACCAACGATGATACTATTAGAAAAATTTGTACCTTCAATTTTACCAGTAATTATACCAGAAACTAAATTAGTACCGTCTCCAAAATTAGTATAAATTTCGTTAAAGTTATCGTTGATTATATCTCCACCAGCTCTAATAGTAGTGCCTGTGCCGTCATTTGGAGTTGAACCGATTGATATTGTTTGTTTTGCCATTTCTATCTTTATTTATAGTTATATTTATACGTTTGTTTGATCAAATTTTTCATTTGTGCTATCAAATTTATTGGTAGTACCACTAAACGATTCTTCTCCTGGGAATGTAATATCTGCTGGAAAAGTAAAGTTGGTCTTTAACATCCTTGCAAAATCATCTTCATTTGGTCCACCCCCGGCATTGTTAGTTATCGTTTTTAATAATGCTGGTGTACCGTCTAGACTTGATCTAGTACCAGTTATTTTTAAATCATTTAAAACTGCAAAAGTAATACCAGTTGTACCATTGATACCACCTGATCTATTACCAGTGACACCATATGCTGTATTAGCATATTTGTTTATTGAACCAAAACTTGGTCCACAATATGCAAATCCTTGACTTATATTAATACTGTTTAAATCAGGTAGTATACCTGTTCCAACTTTTCTTCTTAATCTTAAATTTAGTTTAACACCAATAGGTTCTCGTCTTAAAGTTACAGCTCTTGTATTGGTGCCATAAGAAGAAACGTCTTGTTGAGGATTTGATCTTAAACTAGAACTATCATCTATTGTTCCCAATTTTCTACCAAACATAGAACTAAACAACAAACTCAACATTTGTTTTATAGGCGTTCCGTCTACACCTGTATTAACAGCCTGCGCTATTCTATTTTTTAAATCTAATCTACTTTCTAAATTAACTTGTCCTGTAAAATAAAAACCTGAAGTATGCATTGTTTTTTTAAATGCGTCTCTCCATGAATTAATTGAGTTACCTACTTTTAATACATAAGAAAAATCTTGATAATATAAACTATCTTGTACTTTCATTGTAGTTTCTGAAATATGACCTTTTTCATTTAAGAATTTTCCGTCTGTGTCTACTACAGCAGTTACATCTAAACTTATTGAAGCTACATCTATATTTTTAAGCACTGCACTAGCTGATACAGATGTTATTGTTTCGTTTGCTTGAAAGGTTCCTGAAACCTCTTTTAATTTTAATATGTTTCTAGAAGAATCCCAACCTGAAACTAATCCTGTAGCACTTGAATTACCACCTGTAACTGTATCTCCATTAGTAAATGTACCTGTAACTGTAGTACAAAATAAGTTGTTTATGAATGCTAAAGATGGAGAAGGAGAGTTTTCGTATTTAATACCTAAATTTGATGTTGTTATTCCCAAAATTCTTCCTACGTTATCACCATATGCTAATATTTCCGAAGCTGTACCTGAATCAGACGTTACAGTAACAGTTGGTAAAGATTTATAACCGTCACCACCATTTGTTAAATAAATATCTGTAATATCTCCTATACCTGTTCCTGATTCAAAAACAATTTTATCTCCTGTAAGATGATCACCGGCAGATGTTTCTTCTTCTAGTACAATATGATCAGTATCTTCATTAGAAACTGCACCGTTAACAACTGTAACAACACCTGAAGCATTGCTACCAAAAGTACCTGTATTATTAAAAGATAAAGTATCTCCTATTTCGTATCCTGATCCACCATTATCAACAACTATTTCAGTTATTTTACCAGAACCAACATCACTAATTTGCATAGAGGCTTGTTGACCTCCTCCTGAAATTGTTATTAAATCGTTTGTAGTATAAAGATTACCATCATTATTAATTGTTTTTGTTCCTGGTACACCTGTAATAGTAGCTAGAATGTAATAATCTGACTGATCACTTTCAGTACCCTCTATAGTTTCACTTACAGCAAAAGTACCTACAAGACTTTTTTTGTTTATAGTAATTTCAGAAACTTCATCAGCGCCAACATAAAATTTTCCAACATTTTCTACTATTGCCGTTGCATTTGATGTTCTTCCTTTTATTTGTCTTCCTATTAAACTTAAAGTTTCTCCTTGTGTACTTAATACTCTTAAAACTGTTTGTGTATTCCATTTACCATCTGATACTTTTAACATTTGTTCTCTAGGATAAAATGTTTCAGATTGATTGTTAAAAAGTATTCTAAAAAATACTTCGTGACCTTTTTGTGTACCTTTTAACTTATATAAAGATTTTATATTTTTTATTAAATTTCTTTTGTTTATTCCTGAAGATAAATTGTCTGGAATAGTTTTAAAAAACTCATTTCTAAAATTATCTAAAAATTGAGAAATAACTTTATCTGGATCTCTAAAATTTGTTAATTGTTGAATACTTTGAACAGGATTAGGTCTGTATGTATTAACAATTGCTTCAGCGTTAGAACTTTCTCCTTTAATAATTTCACCTGTTATAAATTTGTCTTGTGATGTTATGAATAGTCTATTTAAATCTAAATCTTCAGCTAATATTATAGCTGTTGCTTTAGAAGTTTGTCCTGTTATAGTTTCTCTATATGTAAATTTACCAAAACTACTATCTTCTAATATTATCTTATCACCAAGGTCTAATTGAGTATTTTCAGCACCAAGTGAACCACCATTTAATACTAAATTGTTTTGTACGCCTGTTTGATTTTCTAAATTAATTCCGTCTGTAGATTCAATAGAAGTTACGCCTAACTCGGCAGCTTCCATAAATTGATAATAAGTTTTTAGAAATTCTACAAATTTTGGGTGATCGTCAACAACAAAATCTGGTAATTGAGTGTTTATTAAGTTGGATATTTTATTATCAAATTTTGCCATTGGCTAAATTAGTAACTTGTTGTAGTATTGTAGCCTACGCCGGCTTCAGATGAACCACCAACAAATGTATCTTCCTCTACAGTTATATTTGAGTTTGTAACGTCTATTTCTACCACTTGATTTCTAACAGGCACAATATCGTTTGAATTTGGTTTAACTGTAATTTCAATAACGGTGGAAACAGCATTTCTTATATTTGATATTGAAGCTACATTTAATGAATTTAAAGTAACTTGACCTGTTTCATAATTAATAGTACCTTGTGTATTATTAGCATAAGTTTTAACACCACTCACTAGATAATATCTTCTAACGTTACCATTACTATCATCATCTAAAAACATTTCGTTATCACTGCCTGTAACTTTAAAACCAGTTGATGATAAAACACTTGAATGACCTGAATGAGGATTATAAATTGCATTTCTAAAATACACATCGTATTTTGTTGAAGACCCTATAGTTGGTGTAAAATTCTTTCTCATATTAATAGTTGTTATGTTAGATAGTATATTTGTATCAACATCATCTATTAAACCTGTTAATTTAGAAAATCTAAACACACCATCAAATTTTTGTAAAGTAGTTGTGTTATAGTTTGTAACAGCCGTAACTATTTCTGACTTAATAGTGTCGGCAGACTTACTAGTACCTTTTTTATCATACTTAGCAACACTTGATAATACAATTGATGTTGTTTCTGGATCAACTATTATTGGTCTAACTGAAGCTACGTTGTAAGGTATTAATTCTTTTACAATAGAGGCTTTTGTTGTTTCTGTTAAAGTAGAACCTGAAGCTGCTTTGATAGCGATATTCACAACACCATAAACCGGTGTTTCATCGTCTTCTCCTCCCCAAGCACTAACAGATAACGCATTAGGATATAATGTCTTAACTATTGATTCATAATCTGTAGCTGTAACTGCTCTGTCTTGTGATGTATATTGTAAAGGTGCATTAAATCTTATAGACTCTTTTGTTTCAGCCTCTGATCCGCCTTGAGCATTTGCTTTAGTAGATATAGTTACATTATTAAAAGTACCAATACTACCAGCTAACTCAAAAGTTTTAGCTCCATTAGCCTCATCTTTGTTTGTAACAATATATTCTAATATAACTATGTTACCATCTTCTAATTTTTTACCAATAACGCCATCACCAAAATAAACTTCAAATTTACCGTTATCTGTTTCTTGTAAGAAGTAAATTTTAGATGTATCTGTTATATTTCTTAAACCTGTAGCTAATGTGTAAGTGTTTAATGTTGAATCTGATACAGAGTTTTGAACTGTTACTTTTAAAGTAGAAGTATCAGCATTTAAATTTTGTATTATATACTTTTGATCTGTATCTGTACTATCAACTGTATATTTAAAAGTAACTAAAGTACCTTCATATAAATTAACGTTTGAAAATTTATAAACACCATTTAAAGGCGTAATTGTAATATCTTCGTTAGTTAAAAAGTTATAACTTGTACCATCTACTGAACTTGTAAACGTTGTACCTTTGTTCATTAAGATACTTGAACCTGAAGCGTTGTTTACTGTTATGTCAATAGTTGATACTGGCGCTCTAACAGATGATGGTGTATATCCTATCATCTTTGCTAATGCAACTATATTTTTTCTTATATCTGCACTATTTAAATAAGTTTCGTTAACCAACATATTAGCATTGAAGCCAAGATAGTGTGTATTGTATGCTAATGTATCTAAAAGAACGGCAAAGCCTGATCCTTCAAAATTATAGTCTGAAAATTCTGGTTGATTTTGTAAAAATGTTTTTAAATTTGATTTTATGTTATCAAAGTCAAAATCAGATACTACTAGTTTATTGCTTGCCATTTTATCTTAATCTTTCTAAAAATGTTTCTACTGTTATTGGCTCCGATGAACCTATAACATAGAACATAATTGTTAAATGATAACTATTTCTATCTAAATTTGGACTAGCTAAAATTTGTACTAATTTTATTCTAGGTTCAAAATTATTTAGAACTTCGCCAACTTTTCTTTGTAAGTTAAGTGCTGTAAGAGGTGTCATTGGTTCAAATAACATTCTTCTAACATCACTGCCAATTTCTGGGTGAAAAGGTCTCTCAAAATGAGAAGTATTAATTAAATTTCTAACACTTCTTTTAACGGCCTCTACATCGGTTAACTTATTTACATCACCTGTTACTACATTACGACCAAAATTCAAATCCAAGTCTTTATAGATTCTATTTGCTCGTTTACTGTTGTTAGTGTTACTACTATCAAAATTTGGCATTACGTATATATTTATACGTTAACCAGCAAAGATATTTGAAGAACCTGAAGTCATTGCTCCAGCGTCTGTACTATCCCCTATTCTAGCTATTGGACTACCACAAACTGAAACTGTTGAACTGCCTACATTAACGTTTGCAACGTGAGGGGCACAAGGAGGTGCCGGTGGGAAAGGGTGACTTACTGTTGGGTCACCCACTCTTGCGATTAATATACTATTTGCCCGAACTGTACTTTGGCCAGGCGTATCTAGTGTTGTTGTACCAGTACATATATGACCGGTACTTAAACTATCGCCTTTCCTACAAATTGACGGCATTTATCTCCCCATTTCTTTTAAAGCTTTAGCAGCCGCTCTTGCTTTTTCTACTCTGGCCGCTTCTCTAATTTTTCTACCAACTGGTATTTGTATAGAGGTGCTAATATTTTTACCTTTTTTACTAATATATTCAGCTCCTATCCATTTATCTTTAAAATCGCCTTGAACTGACATTATTGCCTTCTTCAAACTCATCGCTTCTTTCTCTTTTTCATCACCTGCTTCATTCCAAAACTTAAATATTCTCATTTTTGCCATTTTTATGCTCCATTAAATAAATCTTCATTGTTTAAATCGTATTTTACAGTATCTTCCCAA